AAGTTCAACCAACCCTTCCAAACGTAATCAAAAAACTTAGATGCCATCTGTGGTTTATTTAATCTACGTGCTACTGTGGTACAAACTCGCCAATACGCATCCTTTGGTGTTTCTCCCGCTAAGAGATACCCATTACTGATGGTTTTGACGTATATTTCTGTGTTTGCCCATTCTGGGAAATCTACACCGAGCTCCCATCCTAAATCTTCTGCTAAATTCTTCATGCTTTTATAAATACCCCATTTGTTGTTACTCCCTTACGGTCCTTTATCTCATCCCATGCAGCAGTCAAACATTCTTCCGGTGTAAACCCACATTGTTTTGCTAAAATGATTAGAGTTACAAATGAATCCCCAATACCATCTTTTAATTCATGCTGGTCGTTCTTCGCAAGAGCTCCGGCGGTCTCACCAACCTCTTCCATCACTTTTAACATCTGCTTAGTTGCGTTCTCTGGTTTAAGAATTGATTTATCATCAGCCCATTCGAGTACATTATCAATTAATACATTAAATTTCATAACTGTTTGTTTTTTTATATTATTATTATTATTACTATTACTTACCACATATCACTAAAATCATCGCCTTCGTTAGGTTTACTATAATCAGTAGGTCTAACTGCGAAGAAATCGGTATGTGTTGCCCCACCTGTAAGATGGTAAAACCAATCCAATTCATCGGCTTTCTTTTCATCGTATTCGAATATACCACCATATCCAAGTTCTTTTAATTTCTCATTACCTCTTTTTGAGATGAAATGCTTTAAATCATCCTTCTTTAGGTTTTCTAAATCACCCATTTCAAATATCTTATCAATAAACTCATGTTCCATTCCTATCATTAATCGGGCAGCCTCTTCTATTGATGATTTGGAAGCCTCTTTTAATTCAGGGTATTCTGAACACAGTTGATTGAATAACTGACATCCCATTTTACTATGTAATGATTCATCCCTTACAGACCATTTCATTTGCTGTCCAATACCTTTTAATAAATTTCTCATTTGGAAACTATATAAAACTGCAAATGAACTATATAAACTCACACCTTCTGCGAATGCTGAGAATATTGCTAATGAACGGGCTACATCCTCTCTAGCCTCACTACTCTTTGCTAAATCCTTATAAGTGTATTTACCACCAGTACCCATTAGGTATTCGAATTTGTTAGCCATAGTCGGTTCATGTAGGAATCCATCAAAATCATCTAATCCCAATGATTCATTAAGGTAAGAGTATGCAGTTGCATGTATCGTTTCCTGCGAACCAAACATTATAGCCATCTGCTTAATTTCCCACTTTGGAAACCAATCAGTTACCATTGTAGTCCAATAATCAGAAACAGCACATTCCGTTTGTGCAAATCCCAATAGGATATTCCCTACTAAATTCTTCTCAGATTCACTAAGATTCTCGTTCCAATCCTTTATATCACCCTGCATTGCGATTTCAGTATGTAACCAAAACGCTTGTGCTTGCTTTAACCAACCTTCAGTATAATACTCAGGGTATTCGAATGGTTTATATGCTACTCTTTCTTTAAATATTGACATAGATTTCTTTTTATTTTTAGTGTAATTTATTTATTGGGTGATTATAAGTATGGATTAAAAATCAATATCATTATTCAATTCATTGTATTTTTGTAACAAATTCTTTCGTACCATACTCTCCCCTTTGTTCATCTCCGTTTTGGTATTTTGACCATCAATGGAATCATCTGAATAAATACTCATCCTACCGTTACTCATATTTGCTTTAGAAGGTAGAGTCATTCCATCCGGTCCGAATCTATTTTTAATAACGTGCCATCGACCCGTTCCTGCTAATTTATCTTCGATTTTTCTACTCAATGAAACTACGAAATCAGCGGTCATTAACTTAGAGAATGAACCTGCGATTGATGTACCTGTAATAACATCTTGGTCTGCTCCACTTCTATTAATCTGTGATGCTGTATATAACGGACATTCATATTCACCAGCAATTCCTCTTAAACCTTCCACCAATTCCTCTAACTCTTCATGTCGTTCCTTTCTACTATTCCCTTTCAGTAAATCAGCGTAATCACAAATTATTACATCAGGTTTCTTACCTTGTAGTATTAGTTTATCCAAACTAGCCCTCATTGCGTTCAATCCTGCCGATTTAGTTGGCCAATATTTTACTATCAACTCACCTTCTAAATTAGCAACCTGTCGTTCAACATCTTCAATGTTAAATTTAAGGTTTTGTACTGCAGTACCTGTTAGTATTGCATCATACCTCTGACCTACATACCCTTCATTTAACTCCAATGTATAATGAACTACAGTTTTACCAGCTTTTACAGCGGCCATTCCAACATTAATTAATGCCCACGATTTACCAATACCCGGAGGTGCAGCAAATAGTATAAGTTCACCTTTTCCAAACCCACCATCAACTAATTCATCAACAACATCCCATCCAGTCGGAATTACATTTCTGATATTCTCCTCATAACGGGCTTTTACATCAGCCTTATACTCATGACCGATATCAGTATCCTGCCCCTGCTTCATAGCGTTATCAATCTTCTCTTTGATAACATCAAATTTACCTTCTTCAAGTAATTGAACAGATTCTAAAATAACACCCTTAAAGTTTTGATTTTTACAAAACTCTAACGTTTGCTCTTTAACGTAATCCAAATCATCGGATTCAATTTGCTTCCAAACTTGCTTTAAGTTGTCTAAAACCGATTGTTTTAATACATCCCTCTGTACCTTATCTATCTCAACTTTAAACACATCTAAGGTTGGTAGTTCATTATATTCATCAAAATGTTTTAGTATAGTCTTTACCAACCACTCATTTGCATCCGAGTCGAATGCATCTGGTGATAATATATCATATACCGTTTGAAGGAATACCCTGTCAGATAGTAGCGCTGAGATTATTTTGATTTGAAAGCTCGTTCCAAATTTATTTCCGAATTTATCCATAGGATGTAAATATACAAATTTTATTTTAAACTAACAAGCTATTTCTTAGTTTGTTTTGAATAGGTGTCTAATTCAGTCCAAGTATTAGCTAACCACACCTCAATATTCTTAAAGGCTGTATATAGTTTGTCAACCATAAAGTCTTTTTTGAACTGAAATGAGTTTAACCCTTCTATTGGCGAATCTATCATACTACGAACAGTTGATGTTATTGCTGAACTCAACATATCAGGTTCTTCTAACTGCATTAAGTCATAGTTCAATGTTAATACATCTTTACTATCCATTATCTTTGCCTTTAGCTTTTCATCATCTAACTTTAACACATTTTCAAACAATTTATCCATACTCATATTATCTTCTTGTAAGAATGGTAATTTGTTAATAATGGTTTTAGGTCCTACCCCTTTAACACCGGGGATATTATCTGATTTATCTCCATCGAATATTCTGAAATACACTAAGTTCTTTGATGGAACTCCATATAAATCTAAAACATCATCAGGATGCATCCATTTCTTTTTGGTTGGTTGATACACAGAGATTCTATCATCAACTAATTGTAAGAAATCCTTATCAGATGAGATTATCATAACTTCCTTTTTGAATACATGCCTCGCAGCATATGCCATAATATCATCAGCTTCAACATAATCTACAAAACACACATCAAGTGGAAGTAAATCTAAGTACCTCATCAACGTATTGAATTGGTTCTTCATAGATTCTTTCTGGTCCTCTAAATCTTCGTATCCAGCTAATCTGTTTACTTTAGTCATCCCAGTTCTACCTTCCTTATAACCTTTATACATTTTCTTTCTACGAGTTGAACCACCCTTTCCATCAAATACCATAAAAACTCTAGTAGGTTTATTATTTCGGATAAGAGCGCCGAGGGATAACAGAAAACCTGTTACCCCGCCGACGTGATTCCCATCGTCATTTAATGTCGGAACTGCTCCAAAACATCTGATAAACATATTAAGACCATCAACAATCATTACTTTATCATTAACATCGCCATGCTTTGTCTCTGATAGATTGCTGAATATTTCTTTATATTTCGTGTCCATCATCTAATTGAGTTGTATCTGTGTTTGCGTTTCGGGATGCTTCTTTGTACCCCAAAATGTATGCATCACAGATTTGTTTATATATTTCCTCTTTAATTGCTGGATTCTCATCCAATTTCTTTTCGAAATCCTTTGCTTGAAATTTAATAATCTCACCAGTATCTTTAGAAGTCCATGTGTACCATGCACCACCTTGTTCTAGTAACTTATATGTTTTCATAGTGTTAAGCCATGAAGCATATCTATCAATTCCCCTATCAAAGTATATTTCAAAATCTATTGAACGTAATGGTGGGCCCATTCGGTTTTTAATAACCTGAACTCTTGTCTTAATTCCAACTGCCTGTTCAACTCCACCAATTTTAGCGTTAAGTTTACCCATCTGTTTCATTCTCAATCTACAAGATGCGTGAAACCCTAATGCTTTACCACCTGAGGTTGTGTATGGGTCTCCAAAGGATACACCCAACCTAACTCTCAGTTGATTTGTAAATACCACTAAGATTCTCTCTCTTCCAATAAGGTTAGTAATCTTTCTCATTGCTTTTGAAATGATTATAGCCTTTTGGGTTGCGTAACCCGCTTGGTCATAATCAGCTGCAAGTTCCACTTTAGTGGTTGCTGCAGCGACTGAATCAACTACAATTGTTACTAATCTTTTCTTATCTGATTTTCTTACTGATTCAATAATAGAATCCATAGCTGCAAATATATCTTCCACCGTTTCCATAGGTACATAAAGTAACTTGGCGGTATCAATACCTAATGCTTCTAAAAACTCTTGATTGATTGCGTTCTCTGTATCAATGTACACTGCTAACCCACCCTTCTTCTGGCAGTTTGCTAATGTATGTGCTGATAGTAGAGATTTTCCACTTGCTTCTAAACCCGTAACTTCAACTATTCGTCCGACAGGAAATCCACCGTTAGGTCGATTCGATATTGCTAAGTCTAGCATATCATCCCCAGTAGACACCCACTCCGTTAAGTCGGTGGGTGTCTGTTCTGAGCCATCTAAGAAATAAGCAGCCTGTGCTTGTCCTTTGAACTTTTTATTAAGATTATCGGCGAGAAGTGAGGATAATTCATCACGATTCGTTGCCATATATCTTAATTTTTAGTTGTTAAATAAATCATCAAATGCGTCCTTTACATCAGCAGTCTTACCAGAAGGTACAGATGCTTTAGGTGCGTTTGTGTTGTTTGAAGTTGATTGTGGTTGTTGAGCCGGAGTAGATTCAGCTTCTGCTGTATCACCTACTTGCCCAGTTTCCATCCAAGTTTCCAATAAACCTTTCATCTCATCATAATCATATTTTTTGAACATTGAAGGTAACTCAATTTGGTCTTTCAACATTGTTAAAATATTCTTATCTTCTGAGATAGATGTTTGATTTGGTTTTACTCTGATGTAAGTTTCTGGGTAGTTTTTCCCTAACTCTTTTGCTGTTTTGAATTCTACGGTGATATCTCTCCCACTCATTGGGTCAGTTAAATCTCCATAATCAGGATCTGCGAAGAACGCAAGTAGTTCCTGATAAACTGTTTTACCGAATCCCCAAAATTTAACTCCTTCAGATTCTTCACCACGAACCAATACTGGAACGTATGTTCTCATCTTAGGTGTTAATTGTTTTGATAAATTCCAATCGTTTCTATCACCGGTTGCCTTCAATTGTTGAGCGAACTCTACTAATGGGTCAGCCTCACCATGTGTTTGAGGTGAAAGGATATTCTTACCACCAAATCCGTAGTGGAAGAACAATTCAATAAACGGGTTGGATTCGTTGTGGATGTAAGGTACTATTCTTACTTGTTGTTTACCTGGTTTCGGTTTCCAAAGGTTATCTGTTTTTGTTACCTTCGTTTGTAGACTGTCTAGTCTGTTTCTAATTGCATTTAAATCAATTGCCATAATTTACTCTGTTTTTGTTATTAATTAATTATTATTTATGTAAATATACGAAATATTTCTCAACATTCCTAATTATATTTCAGTTTTTATTTCAACACCTATTTAACCCCATGTGTTGATATGGTTACAAATATACGAAATATTATTTAATATTCCTAATTATATTTAGTTTTTATTTCAACGCCTATTTAACCCCATGCGTTGATATGGTTACAAATATACGAAAAGAATTTGAATTAACCAAGCCTTTTCGTATATATTTTGTAATTTCTTTATTTAGTAAGCGAATGCACCTTTGTGCTTTTTAGCCATTTTTAAAGCGGCTTTAATTGCAGTTGCTTCATCTTTGATATCACTAAATCCAAAGTCGAATTCGTTAGCCCAGATTTTCATACCTTTCTTAGCCTTTAATGTTACAACCCAGTAACCATCCATATCTTCTTCAACATCTAATTTGTTTTTTCCACCAGGAACACTAAATGATGTGATAACTGATACACTACCGTTCTTTCTAGTAGTATGCTCAATTTCCTTATCTAGGATATTTTCTAAACCTTTCATTAGGAAATTGTTTTTACCGGGAGTCATTCCCATCCCTTCACTAAGGTTTTCAGTTAATGCGTTAGTTAACTCCAATTGTAAATCTTCTACTGCTACATCATAATCATCTTGGTCTGCATCACCTTGTTCTAAATCGAAATCTAAAAGTTCAAGTGATTTATACTCTTCCATAATATCTTTATAATCTTTTTTAGATATTTTTGATTTCATCTTCTTAATGAATTTTTCAAACTCTTTTGGTGTCTCAAGTCGTTTGATATCTCTATCGTGATTACCTGATTCATTTAAGCTTTTGAAGGATTTAATTTGCTCCATCATTAACTTTCTATTTTCTTCTAAATTTGCCATAGTATGCCTCTGTTGTTATTACTGTGTAAATATACAACATTTAATTGTATATTCCTAATTATATTCTTATTTTTCTTTTAATAAATATTAAGTTGTTTTAATTAACATCAACTATACTGAATAATTTAGTAGTTACTACCTTATATCCATCGCCATCTGTAAGTACCATTGAGTTTTTATACTCACTCCAATCAACTTGATATTGATTATCCACAACACCCCCATTTAAATCTAATATCAATCGATTCAATGCGTTAATAGTGTAGATAGTATTACTTTCCTTCTTACGATGTACCATTATTGTATTTGGTACAAAGCTTGCGTTTCGGTCTGGTACGATGTTATAACTTATTACCAATTCTTTAGTTGGGTTAAGTTTTAATATAAATATCTTTCTACTGAATACCTCATGTCGTTTCAAAATGTTTGCTAACATCTCTTCGAATGTGGGTTCAGTTGTAAATGTACATAATAATTGTGTTCTCACTCATCTCTCCGATATTATAATATATTTTTCCTAATATAGTTCATATTTACAACTTTTGAACCTTCAATTACAAATGTAGTTGAAGTTTTACTATTAGTTCTAAATGTTACCATATTGTACATAGGTGATTGTGTTTTTTTATTCAAATGACTTAACATAAGAGTTGAAACCGCCATATACCCATCAGCTTGTGCTGCTGAGTTAACTATAAGTACATTTTCAGGCATATCACTAAATGCTGATATACGTTCTTCTACGAATTCCTTTCCTGTTTTTAAGAATGTCCACGCAGTACCACCACCATTTGGCTTTAACCCATATACTTTTACTAATGGTAATGATGTTCGTCCGAAGTACATTTCCTTTTCTAATGTCAGCATATCTTTAAATAATTGGTCCACTTCCTTTTGTTGACCACTAGCACCCGATAATATCCTCTCAATAGAATCGTATGCTTTGGCGTTTGCCATTAACTTTCTAACTATATCAGCTGATGGTTTGGATGCCTTTGGGATTACGGTGTTACCTACTGATTTTAACCCAGGCTTTTTCGTTTTCTTTAATACTAATAGAAATTTATTTGAGGTGTATGTGTATAGTTTACCAAATGCATCTGCGTCTTGTGCAATTGCTTCAACTTTATCTTCTATTGAGATTTTTCCCTTTTTTTCTAATATCAAGGATTCATCTAAATACTTCTTATCTACTGATAGATTCATTATGAAATCATCGGTTTTCTTTTCAGATTTCTTTTTAGCTGATTGTAGTGCTTTTAAATTAGCTTTAAAGAATGAACCAAACATAGTACTCATTTGAGAAATCTTATCAATGATAGCCTTTCCTACACTTTTTACAAACTTCAATCCCTTATCAAATAAATCTTTTAATCCTTCATCTAACTGAACACCTTCATGTATAAACATATTAGCTAAATCATCATTTGACATCATTCCGAACTTTTTAGCGAAATCACTTGTGATTTTTCCTAATTGAGCCTCACCTTCTGCCTGTTTTAATGATATTTGGAAAAACTTCTCACCTGATGTTAATGTACATAACCCATTACTATCGTATGAGATTTTTTCGGTTTTTAAATTCTCTATGAAACTAGCAACACTACCCTTTACAATGACACAATCAGCAGTATTCTTTTTACTACCTTCGGCTTTCGTATGTGGGTTTTTACTTTCGGCTGTATAATAATCTTCGATTCTTCCGTGAATAATACTCCAACCCTTTGTTCCTTTAATCTTACAGAATCTATCCATTCCGGCCGCAATTGCACATACTTGAATAATATTTACAATAGAGGCTTTACTCAACATAGATACTATATCATTACTGGCCCAATCCTGTCCCGTCAACGTTGATGTTACTGTATTTTTAAAGGTAGTAACTAATTTTGGAAGTGTTTCATCGGTTGCGTTATTGAAATCACTAAGGAATTTCTCTGCATTAATATAAACACCTAACAGAGCGGCAGTTTCCTTATCACCTGTATCTAATTTAAATGAGGTATTATCCTTATAATGTTTGAACATATTACCAACTGATGTACCTTTACCTTTTATATGGTAAACTTTTCCGTTAGCCCCTTTTAGATAAACCTCAATTCCAGTATCATCACCGACTTGGATTGCATCAGCAGTTGGTTTAACTTTCGTAGCCGGCATTGTCATCATCGGTGCACCATCTTCAATTCTTGCGGCAAATGATTTTTGACCACTTGAACTCCACATCACTTTGTGTCCTAATCCATAATCATCGGAATAAACACTAGCCTCACTTAATATAGCCCCTAATTCAATTAATATATTTTCTTTTAACTTATCTTTTTCATAATCAGTAAGTCCATTAAGTTTAATATCTTTAACTGCATCATCCTTATCATCAATTTCTTCATCAGGCTCTTCACCTTCGATTTCTTCAACTTCTTCATCTTCTGTAATTTCTTCATCATCAGACCAACTAGCTATTTGTGCTGAAACTGATGTTTGTGTTTTATTTACCTTAGTACCAGAATCAATATTACCTTTAGGTATAAAATTTGTAGGTGAGTTTGTAACACTCTCTACTATATAATCTATAAAGTCATCATCCAATTCTAAATCTTCCCTTAAAATTGTTTTAAGTGCTTTAATGGATGCTTCACTTTTTGGGTCTTTTAAAGCAACTCCTGCTTCAACCCACCATAACGTCATAATCTCTTTAAGAAAATTCTTCATATTATTTACCTGTTTCTTTTATATTAATCGACTTCATTTCTGAGTAACGATTACCCTTCTCTAATTTGGTAGGGAATCCATTTACTTCTATAAGTATCTTTAAATCTTTAATTAACTCAATTTCCGAAGGATGCATATCCAATAAATATGAATCATAAGTGTATAACACCATTTTTGACTTCATATCTTTCATCTTATCCATTAATTTAGAAAGTATAACCATATTTAACTCTGTTTCGGTTGACTGTAATACATAATTAAACAGTTTATTAGCGTTCATCTCATTTAGGTTACTTCTAACGAGCTTTCTCCCCATTGGAGTTCTAATATACCCATTACGTGTGAACTCAACCCACATCTTATCTATCTTATGTGAAACCTTCTTAAATAACGGAATATGTAAGTACTCATCTTGTACACCACCATATAATTGTCGGAACGTTATCGGTTTTGATTCACTATAGGAAACTCCATACATATCGGCTAATGCTTGGTGACCGGAAATATCTAATGGAATTGGCTCATCCACCATTTTACCAATGATACGAGGATGATAGGCATCATAATCAAATTGTATTAATGTACCCCCATCAAATCTACTCACAAATCTATCTCTACTACCATTCTCTTTATTAAGTGCAGCATAGTTGATACCCCCAAAGTTGTTTGAAGGTCTTGATGTTAGCGTAAACGGATGATATTGAGTCCACTCCATCCCACTCTCTGTCCAAATCCCACTCTTTTCCACTTTGGATAATGACTCAATATAGAAATTGTCAAATTTCTTCACACTTTTTTCGATTTCCCCACCTACATCGTAATATCGTAGGAACTCATTTCTCGTTTGTCTGATTGATTCTATATGTTTAGTAATTGGTACAATGTTATTTGTCCATTTCATATTATGAAACTTTCTCTGATAAAACGTATGTGCTGATGTTGGGTACTCTTTTAGGTTTTCGTTATCTTGTAAGTATTTGTACCACCCCGCCTCAACCGTTTGTGGGAGTTCAATCATATTTAGGAAGGATTTCTTCCCAAACACATTTGCCTCCTTTATATCGAACGTTATATCACTTAGGGATGACGTATGGTAATCACTATTACCAATGTTAATAATAACTTCCCGCTTTTCCTCTATATCATAGATGTATAGTAGTGATAGTTTATTTTGCGCAGGGTGAAGATGTACATCCGCCCATATTGGGTGCATATACACTTTATTCATTACTATAGAACCTTTACTTTTGAAATCAATCATATTACAAATATACGGAATTTATTTTAAATATCCAAATGAGATAGCTTTTCTTTTAACCTCTTCATATGTTTACATGGAGTGTAACTACGGAATTCCCTAGCTGGACACTCACAATCTGATATTTTATAGTTGGTTACTGTTACGTTATAGTAGGATAGTTTACCGGTCTTTTTATTCCGGCTACCCATTTCCCTATATTGCCACTTATTTACCATCCGCTGAATTTATACGTTCAACTGCCTCAATTATCTTATCACAATTTACCAATGATGCTTCAATTCCAGTTCCATCTGAATAATCTAAACTCCATCTTCCATCCTGTAACATTTCGAAATCCTCTTTTAAGAATTTAATTCTGTTTAATATTTCTTTTAAGTCTTTATCCATTACTCTGTTCTTAATAGTGAATATAAAACTTCCGAGTGTAATATCGTTGGTTGAACGAATTCCATCTCATGCTCCAAATACTCAAACTTTTCGTAGTTTGATGATTGTGCTGAAACTATCTGTTTAAGATGAGATTCCAACTTTGTTGAATACATTACAGTATCCGAGTCTACTTCAATTTCGAAGATATGACCACCTTTGGGTTTCCAGCTCTGCGGACATTTCCCTTTACCATCCCAATCATGGGCTGCGTAATTCTCAAAGTATTGAGAATGGATTTTTAATTTACTTTTCATTTTTTATTTAGTTTTACGTTTATATTTTTTACAATCTTCTTTACTTCCTTGGAATACAACTGAATCATCTATAGTATCTATGACCTGATAAACATCGTTATATTCATATAATCCTATTATTCTTAATTCCTTTTTCATATTATCTGTATAATGTTACGAAATCACCGAAGTGTTTATCAAATACTTTAATTAAGTTTTCATAATCCCCAGCCATCATATCATCTCTAACTGGTTCGTAATGATATCCTAATTGTGAACATATCCTCTTAGCCGTTCCGATTAAGAAATAAGCGTTTCCTTGAGGGCCTGTTAAATCTAACTCAAGTCCATTTATTTGTTTTTTGCTCTTTATCATAACTTACGATTTTATTGTTACCATGCTCATTGGAACATTGTATTGATTATTGATAACTACTTTAGTTCTATTGATTTTTGTTACCTTACATATCTCATTTCGTAATCTAGGATGATTAACGGTAACTGATACACCTACATAAAGAGAACCCTTAGTGGTTTGTGCACTCATATTGTTTTTGATTTTGATAATCTCAACAACTTTGGAATTTAGAGTTCTTAACTCCTCTACTGATAATTTACTTAATTCTGAATAATTCATACTTTCTAATTTTTAATTCTTAATGGATGGTGGTATCTCCCCCATCTCAACTACACTACTAATATACGACTATTAGCCGAGTCTACCAAATTTCTAATGTTAAGAAATTGTTAAGGTTTTAATACCCTATAAATTCCAACTCAACATCATTAACTATACCGGCTGAAACTCCATCTGAAAATTCATCGTTTAACCAATAGTTCTGAATGTTATCTAATTCTGTAATTGTACGTTCGTAGATATCATTGAAATCAAATCCATCACCAAATCCATAAGCACAAATCAGTTTTGAGATTTCTCTTAGTTTGGGTTCATCATCATTTGTTTTTGAGTTTTTCAACTGAATTAGAAGTTCAGCTTTCATCTGTTGAGCTACTTTATCGTTGTGCTCATACATTTCGTTACTCCAAGGTTTTGTGATTT